GAATAATCGCAGGAGATTATAAAAATTATGACAAGAGAATGCCAGCTGTGTTTATTAGAGCTGCGTTTTATGTTCTTGATGCCTGGAGGTCGGTGGTAAGACCTCTGGATCAGGAATCTTTACGTATTTCTAGAGCAATAGCTACTGAACTATCTTATCCTTTTACTTCTCTTAATAGAGATGTTATAAGGTTTTTCGGAGGCAATTCTTCTGGTCATCCTTTAACAGCTATCTTGAACTCAATAGCAAATTCCTTATTTATGCGATTTGCTTATTGGAAGATGGGTTACGACCCTATTACGTTTAAGCAAAGTGTAGCGTTGATGACTCTTGGTGATGATAATATCATGGGTTCTAAGCTCGATAAGTTTAATCATGTTACTATCAGTGGTGTCCTTGGTGGTCATTCAGTTATTTATACAATGGCACAGAAGGACGCTAAAAGTGTTCCCTTCATTAATATAGAGGAAGCAGATTTTCTTAAGCGTAGTTTCCGCATGGTGCGAGGTTGCATCATGGGACCTATTGAGAATGATAGTGTCATGAGATCGCTTTGTCTTTGGGAAGACAAAGGAAACGTCTCTGAAGACAAGAGACTAGCCGATTGTTATTTAGCGGCAAGACGTGAGTGGGCCTTGCATGGCTTGCATGTTTTCACAGTTAATACTACAATCATGGAAGAATTATTCGATATGCCTGAATTTAGTGGAGTGCGACGGTTCTTCATAGTTCGGCATACTTATTCCTGGGAAACAACTGTTGACTGGGTTAAGCGAAAGTTCGACAACGAAGAGGATGACGTCCTCCTCGACATCAGTGATGATGTATTAGAAGCGCAATCGGGTTTTGCGCCACTCGTTTTAGAGGGAGCTCGGCGTATACGGCTCGAGTCACCCTTAGCAGATGGTAGAACCTGTGGCACCACAGGGTCTTCCTGTGGGGTAGCCGTGGATCCACCACGGTGTTTGTATCATGATACCCTCTCCTACATCCTATACAGTAATTGGTATCCTCCACGCCGAATGGCGTATAGCCGTATGGAACCTTTAATTAAAAAACATACCAATAAAAATAAAATGGTGGTAATCCACCAAACCCTTTTTGAGGCACAGTCCTCTACAACAACCCCCATTTCTGATCAGATACAACATGAAGAGGCTATGCAACAACATGTTTCAGACATTGTTCCTACCCCTCCGATTCTCAATATTGGAGAAAGTGAAGAAGTCCGTTTAGACAAATTTTTCGATCGAAAAATATTGATTGGCAATTTTACATGGAATGTTGGCGATACTTTAGCCATTGGCTTTTCTCCTTGGGATTCGTTGATTTTGCAGGATGCATTTAGAAGAAAGATACATAATTATAATTTGCTTAAGGCAAAATTAATGTTAACTTTTTTCATAAATGGTACCCCATTTCATCAAGGCATGGTTATTGCTTCTTATTCCTATTTGAGTACAGTGAATGAGATCACTACAGCCGTTGATGATACTAGAATCATAACAAAATCCCAACGACCCCATGTTTACCTTAATGCTTCCACTTCTAAATCAGGATGTTTGTGTGTGCCTTTCTTTTTCCCTGCCTCTTACATAGCGTCATCTGGCCCTATCATTGGTAGGGAATTTTTGGGAACGGTTAGCATAGACTCTTTCTTTGCTTTGCAGCAACTTAGTGCAGGAACTGATTCTTTGAACATTTCAGTTTTTGCTCAATTAGTTGATGTCGTTTTGGCTGGTCCCACGGTTTCCTTATTTGAAGCTCAGTCTGATGAGTATCAGCATGACGGCCCTGTTTCTGGACCAGCTAGTGCAGTAGCCAGGATGGCGGGGTTAGCAGCGTCAGTGCCAA